CCCACTTTCACGATCTGTCCGATTTGCCAATTCTGTTTCGCCACTTGCCCCTCCATCGTGCGGTCAGTGACCGTTGCTGTTCGATGGATGCAGTATAGGCACAAAATGTTATTCGACGCAATAGGGCTAGGCAAAAAAAGTTATTCCGAAAATCGGCAAGCAGAATCAGCCGGATAGACCGGCTATCTGTGGGATTTCTTGGAAACTAGTCGATTTTTGGAGGTGCAGCGCCCCACAACCGCGCGCAGCAGAAGCCAAGCGCGCCGGCAACGAGGCCGAGCATCATAGTTCCACCGTCGTTATAGGGGTGGGGCGCATAGGAGGCTAAAATCATGCCCAGGCTGGCACTCGAAAATAGCCCAGAGAGCCAGATAAAGAATGTTCTCATTTGCGGATCGCCCTTAGCATCCGCATGGCACTATCCACTATTTCGGCCGGCTGGCCGCGTAGGAGCTGATTGGGGGTAGGGGTGTCCGGGTGGTGGTACAAATCCTCCGGTTCCCCGAGGTCGCCCCATAAAGCCTCAGAGACGGCCGCCAGTGCGTCCGTAGACATGGCCACCTTGCCAAGCTCCCACCTGGAAATCGTCATTACATCGCTTCCCAGCCGCTCTGCAAGCTGCTTTTGCGTCAGTCCTTTGGCCTCGCGGTGTTCCGCAAGGTAGACTTTTCGCTTCCGGCGCGGGTAAATTTTTGCTGGCATCGCCCAAAACACTACTAACACATTGTGTTTACGTCACTATTCGCAAACTGCTACTCCGCTTGACGGACGTAACATTTTGTGCCTATAGTGGCGGCGATGGCAAATCCTCTCAAAGAATGGCGCGGCGATCGATCTCAGGGTGAGGCTGGCAAGCTTCTTGAGGTCGACGCGATGACCTATTCACGCTGGGAGCGCGGTAAGCACCTCCCGCGCAAGAAGCATTGGCCGAAGATCAAGGACGTGACTGGAATCACGCCCTCGCAATTGGCCGACTTCCTCGATGTTGAAGAAATAGCGAGCCGGGAAGATGTTCAATGACAGTCGCGGCGCTCGCTCTCCCGATGCAAGCTGTTTATGCGAAGCACCTCCGCAGCGAAGCTCTGCAACCTGTCGCACATGTCCATGAGTTCGTCGGGGGGCATGACCACAGTGTAAAGCCATTCGACGTGGCCAAAGCACTTTCTGCCGAAGGCCATCCGAATATCGCGACCGTCCATCTCCATGTAGGCTTCTTTGACCCGATGTTCCGGCAGTCCAAAAATGTCCGGCATAGTCGCCGGCGAGTCCACCATTCCCATTCCATACTCCCCCAGCACCGCACTTTTTACCCCGTAAGATTATGGTCAGCATTCGGGCAATGGTGCAACGGGAATGTGGCGTTCCTTCATTACAATTTTCGGTGTATGTGCAACGCGGAACCTTCTCGCGGTTGCGTTCCATATAGGAACCGATCACTTCAAAAACACAGCGCCGCACGCCACCACCGCGACATTCAGCGCCAAGATCGCAAGACCAACGGCAACCCAAACCAGCCGCTTCATATAGCCGACCTGCAGTTTGGCTTCTTTCGCATGCGATTCCGCGAAGATCATGCGCCGGTAAAGCTCGGTCTGCTGCTCTGGCGTCTCGCCCATCTCTTGTTCCCCCTCCAGTTGAGAGAAGTATCTCTGACCTGCAATTGGCGGTTGTCAACCCGTGAGGCTGTAGCATGACGCTTCTGATGTGGATCGGGCTCGTGATCTTGGCGGAAGTCGCGCTCGGCATAATGGTCGGGCGATGCATTTGGTTCGGGATGGGGGATTGCGATGTTTAGGGTGGGGCAGAAGGTTTGTTGTGTTGACGACAGGTCGAACAACTGGTCTTCGCAATGGATCGTTCGCGGGGGCATTTACACAATCTCTTCGGTCGGACGATTGCCACCATTATCACCGCGCTTCTTCAAAACCTCGAATTATCTGGTGGTCGAACTTGAGGGCATAGACAAGCCAAACGGTTTTGCCTCTCTGCGCTTCCGCCCGCTCACCGATATCTCCTTCGCGCACGAAATCCTCCGCAAGGTCTCCCGCAAACAGGAGATCGGGGCATGACGCGTAACTTTGGTATTCCCAAATTCCTCTCCGTGCCTCTCTCAGGGGACACAGAGGCGACCCCGGCGACTTCGCCCCCCCCAACCTCCGGTGCTGGGGTCGCATCAATTTCGCTTCCGTCGGGGAGCATCCTCGCCCCTAGCGCGCCGCTCGAACGCGGAAATCTCGCGCAAGCGTTGATTGATGTACTCGCGCTTCTCGTCGGCTTTTCGGTCGTCAACCTGATCGCGGTCAGCATTCCTGTCTCGCTGTTCATTCTGTTGTTTGTCAGCTTCGGATAGCTGCGCCTGCACGCGCAGCCTGTTGAGTATGAGCATCGCGTAAGACCCGATGCTTTGTGTGTGAGTTGTGTAGGGGCGTTTTTCCATGCGTACAGCATTCGGCAATCGCGACGTTGTTGCGAGTGAAATCGACGGCCGGTTTCGTCCGGGCAAGGACAATATTGTCCGGAAAATGAAATGGGTTGGTGTTGTCAAATACTTATGGCCGCAAAAGACGGACATGCACCTTGCCGCCATCACAGGCAAGGATGAGAGAACCGGAAGACGCTACTTAGAGGGGTACCATGAACCACCAGGAGCAATCGTTGCAGCAATCGTTGCGGAGCTATTCAAGCGCGAAGGGGAATGACGTTTCGACGGCCGGTCAATCGGCTCTGACACCGACACAGATCGAGGCCCATAACCGATCAAAGGCTTTCAAAGCGAAGATAGCGGAAGCCGCGGCGCGCATTGCGGATGACGCCACAGTTGAGCAGCTTGTTGCCGAGGCAACGCCGCTCCCTAAGGAAATTCCTGCTCATCCTACCGTCTCCAATGAAGCTATGCGCGAAGCATGCGAGATGGAATTTCCTTCCGCCAATCAATACGGGCCTCGGATCGATTTTATTTTCCGCACCGTCGCGAAGCATTTTGGCGTGTCATATCTCGACATGCGGTCCGCGCGACGCACGTACAATCTCGTTTGGCCTCGCCAAATCGCCTTCTACCTCGCCAGAACATTGACGCTGCGTTCGCTCTCCGAGATCGGCCGGCGCATGGGCGACAGGGATCACACCACCGTTTTGCACGCGGTCAGAAAGATCGAGATATTGCTTATGAGCGATCCCATGCTTGTCAGGACGATCGAGAGTCTGAAAGCCTATCTGAATTGCGAGGACACGCAATGATCCGCGCACATGAAAGCATTCTAAACGACGGCACGATCCTCGCCATGTGGAAAGTTAAGCTCGACACACATACGATTGCCAAGCTGCTGCATGTGCACGAGAGCATTATCGCAAATCGGCTGGCTCGGCTTCGCGATGCAGGTGCAACATGAATCTCATCGCGCTTCTCGATCGCACCCGCAATCTCCCGCTTGACCAGCGCTACGCCGAACTGATCAAGGCCAAATCTCATTTCAAGCCGCGCGGCATCGACTATGGCCATTTAGAGCGGGAAATAGAGAAAGTCATGTTCAAGCGCTTGCGGCGCGACAATCGGAAGAAAGCAGCATGATCAAAGCCCACATCGCATTCATGACATTCCCCGCGCCCGGTCGCTTCGTCTTCAATTACAAGGCCGATACAGACGGCGAAATAATCCAGGTTGAGATCAGTCAAGCTCATCTGGCCAATGTGATCATAGACGGCGCGTCAATATCCCTTCGTGAAAGCACCTTTCAGTTGAACCGCGTTCCATCAGCATCACAAACCGAGGGCGCGCATGAGCGAACCGGGGCATCTCAACGACTGCATGGGGAATTTGGGAGGCCGCAATGACTAGCATAGGCCATAACGGCCAATTGAAGTCTATCGTCGAGCGAATCGAAAATCTCGATGGGCAAATCAAGGAACTGCAAGGCGATCAGCGCGAAATATACATCGAAGCCAAGTCTGGAGGCCTCGATGTAAAGGCGCTTCGGACAATCATTCGGCTTCGCAAGCAATCGCCGCATGATCGCGCCGCGCAAGAGGCCATCCTCGATACCTATAAGCATGCCTTGGGGATGGTATGACGCGCTGGTTTCGGTTTTACGACGACGTGATCAACGATCCGAAGGTGCTGAGCCTTCCGGATGCGATGCGCTGGATTTGGGTTGCTGTTCTCTGCATCGCCTCCAAGGGTGACGGCAAATTGCCCAGCATTGATCATGTTGCCCTTATGCTTCGCCTGCCAAAAGCGCGGACTGCCGCTGCGCTTGCTCAGCTTCACACTGCTGGCTTGCTCGATAAAACCGAAACGGGATTCGCTCCTCACAATTGGGATGGTCGGCAATACAAAACCGACAATTCCACGGATCGCGTCACTAAGTATCGCGACAAGCGGCGCGCAGCCGGATTGCCGGTTCTGTCTGACTACTCGGTCTTCCGGCCGAAGCTGATTGCCCGCGACGGAGAGTGCTGTATCTATTGCCGTGCTACGGCAAAGTTGGTGGTTGACCATCTCGTTCCTATAACGCTTGGGGGGACGGATGACATCGATAACCTCGGGCTCGCTTGCAAACCTTGCAACAGCGGCAAGGCTGGTCGCACTCCTGAACTTGCTGGGATGGCGATCGTCGTGACAAGCGCCGCATCTGCACTCGCGAGATACCGTGACAAGTCATCACGTGTAACGGTGACAGAAACGCCCCCAGATACAGAAGCAGAAACAGAACAGATATCCGAAGCTAACGCTTCGGACGCGAAGGCGTCTGACCCGCGCGCTCGGCTTTTCAACGAAGGTCTTGCAAAACTCGCTTCCTTGACGGGCAAGGGGCCCGACGCTTGCCGCTCGTTTGTCGGAAAGTGCCTCAAGGCGGCCAGCGATGATGCCATCGTCGTGCTTGGCTTGATCGAAGACGCTGAAAGAAATCAGGTTATTGATCCATCGGGATGGATCGCTGCGAGACTGAAAGGGCCGCAAAATGGACAATCCGGAAGCAAAATCATTCAGGCTGCTGACGATCTCCGCCGAAAAATTGCCAGCTTCGATGGCCCAGCAAGCGGAGATCAACGATTACGCAGCGGAGAGGGCCCGGCTGCTCTTAGGCTGTTACCGAACGGGTGATGCTAACGATCCAGAGACCTATGTGGCTGCAATCGCGGCAGTCTTGGCGCGCTATGAGGAAGGCACAATCACCGCCGTCACGCATCCTGTTGCTGGCATTCCTGGCGAGATCAAATGGCTGCCGAGCGTGCTGGAGGTTCGGGAAGCGTGCGAGCGCGCCGAGCTGCCAAAGCGCAATCAGCGCGCCCGCGAAAAGCGCATTGCTGATCAGATGGAAACCCGCAGGCTCGAAGATGAGGCGAAGGCCCACCGGCCGACCTATGACGAGCTGAAAGCCAAATACGGTCCGGATTGGGGAATTTCAAACGCCACGAAAAAGCGCGGCCCTCCAGCACCAGCGCCGACGCTCGAGCAGCTTCGCCATCACTATCAGCACTATGACTTGGCATTTAAGCCGAAGAACCAGGGCGAGCTTGAAGAGCATATCGATAATGGTTTTTCGCCGGGAACAGTTTGAAAGGCAATACTGTATGAAGATCACGGCTAAGAGATTCAAGGCAGCGACTGGCGTTGATCCTGAGCTGGATGATCTAGAGCGATGCAATTGCAAACACGCTGGCGAGTTGGGCCATTGGTTTTGTGGTTGGGATACGGAACGGAATCTTCCAAGATTCTGGCCCAAGATTACCCATGAGCGAATGGGCGAAATATTTGCCGAAATGCGCAAGCGATCATTGAACTGAGGAAATCATGCACGGGGCAACGAGCTTGACCAAAAACATCCGCCGCACAGGCATTCCTGCGACAAAACGCGGGCAACCGAATCCCGCCTATGCAGAGGCCGTAGGACCAACGCTGGAGCGCCTTGCTGCGGCGGGCCACAACTTCACCGTCGGCGGCGACGAACGCACGGGCACCAGAGTATATCATTTCCATGATAGCCCGCTTGATAGGCTTTATTCTCGGCTGAAGCAGGCTGATAAGTCGCGGGAAGGATTTGCCGCTGTCATGTCGGAATGGACTGCTCTCCGAAAATACCGACACCATTGGTATTTTGCGGGCCTTGATCCTTCTCCGAGGACCGTGGATTTGAACCGAATCTTTTGCCCCGACGCGACCAATATGTCGGGCATGGCCAAGACTGAGCAGCAATCTTTTCACCGGCAAATGTATCGCAAGGCGGCTGAGATAATTGGGCATAAATCATCGATTCTTATCGATAATTTCGTATGCTATGAATGGGATCGCGGTATCGCTTGTGATTTAAGCCCCTACCTTTTTCGTAAAAGCGTGCGAGAGGCTGCGGCAAAATTGGCTCGATATTGGGATATTTGATATGCGCTCGCTCAGCGAAAGGCTACTTTCCAAGGTCAAGATCGACAACGAAACGGACTGCTGGAATTGGACTGGCAGCAAAAGGGGCGGCTACGGTCAAATCATGATCGACAAGACCCCGCGTGGGGCCCATTGCGTTTCTTATGAAATCCACAGAGGGACTATCCCCGCTGGCATCTTTGTTTGCCACCAATGCGACAATCGAGCTTGCGTGAATCCTGCCCATCTATTTTTGGGTTCTGCTGCGGATAATGCCGCCGATAGGGACGCAAAGGGAAGGCAGATAATCTTCAATGGGGCCGACCACGGCAGCGCAAAACTGAGTGAAGCCGACGTAATTGCAATTCGGTCATCCTCGGAATCCCAGAGGAAGCTCGGCCAGCGTTATGGGATTAGTGGTTCACAAGTTTGCAGGATACGAACAGGCAAGCAGTGGGTTTCGTGAAATTATTCTTGACGGATTTAACCAAATCAGCTTGTGCTTGGCATGCTCGCAAGAGCCGCGCCCGGCCGGGTAAATCCGCGCCGGGCTTCTTGTGATGTTTCCTCCCTTGACTTAACCCCGGTTAAAAGCCGGGGATTTTTTATGGCCCCTTTCAGCCGCCTTCGCTTTTCCGCCTACGCAAGGGACCTGGAACGGGCGATCCTTCAATTAAGCCGAGAGCAACGCATGGGTATTGCAAGTCTGAGAGAAAGCCTCAAAAGCTTCCCCGGCGCATCATCTCTCACGATGAACTACAAGGACGGCGGGCGAACCGAGGTTTATGCGATGGGCGAGACCTCGATCGAAGTTCCGGCCGGCGCAAGCGATACCGAGGTCGCTGATGCGTTTAAAAAAAAACTTCAGTCCTCGCCAACCCATTCCATCAGACGACAACGCCTAGCGGTCCCATGAGCATCACCGGAAGCAATTCTCTCAAAGAGAAATTCGAGGCTGCCAAGCAGCGCAAGGCCTCTATCGAACAGCGGGTCGAAACAGCCCTCACGTCCTACAACAGCGCCGCCGACATTGCCGAGAGCGCAATCAAGAGCCTGGAGGACGACGCTGCAGCGCTTCAGGCTGAAGTCGCCGGATTTACCAATGGAGCACCAGCATGAAGCTGACCAGCGGCAAGCGTTCTAGAATGCCCACCAAATCATTTGCGGGGCCTAACCGCTCGTTTCCAGTGAACGACCCTACTCATCAGCGCCTTGCGGTCAGCGGCGCCACCAGGGCCTACAACGCCGGCAACATCTCCAAGGGCACTGAGGACCGGATCAAGTCCAAGGCGAGGGGATTGCTGGGCAAGAAGGGCAAATAGTGCTTGGCTGATCGTGGTCGTCAGCCCGGTTTCCGCATGTCGGATGAGCACCGGGTTAAAATCCAAAATTCCAACATTCTCAATGCTCTTATCCAACATGCCTGCGGCAAGCGCAAAATGTCAGCAACGCAGGTAACTGCGGGCCTTGGATTGCTTAAGAAAGTGATGCCGGACTTGGCTGCCTCAAGCATAGAGGGATCAATTACCCATGAAATTGGCGCCAGCGTGGCCGATCTGATGAAAGCCATAGATGGGCGAACCCGCTCTAAGTGAAGCTCTTGTCGAGCAGTGGGCTGATCGGCGCTGGCGTCTCAACAATCTGTATTTCATCCAGGACAAGCTCGGGAACGTCGTTCCGTTCAAGCTTAACTTCGCACAGTCGAAGCTCCTAGACGGACTGCACTTTCTCAATATCATCCTGAAAGCCCGTCAAATGGGCTTCTCGACGTTCATTCTGGTGCTGGCTCTTGATTGCTGCTTATTCAACAGCAATTTCGCGGCCGGACTTGTGGCCGATACCATCGATAATGCCAAAGGACTGCTTAAGCGCGTCAAATTCGCCTATGAGAATATGCCGGCCGAAATCAAGGCTACGGTCGGTATCAAGACCGACAACGCGCTCGGTCTGGAGTTCACAAACGGTTCCGGTATCGAGGTTGGCGTTTCACTCCGATCGGGCACCAAGAATTTTGTCCATGTGTCCGAGTACGGCAAGATATGCGCCAAGGCCCCCGACAAGGCCAAGGAAATCAAATCCGGAACGCTGAACACGATTGCGCCCCGCCAATTTGTATTCATTGAGAGTACAGCGGAAGGTCGTGCAGGAGACTTTCACGATAAGACGCAACAGGCGCGAGGGCTGGCCGATTCCGGCCGATCGCTCGGAGAGTTGGACTATAAGTTTCATTTCTTTCCCTGGTGGGAAGACCCGACTTACCAGACGGAAGTTGAACATCTCGTCACTGAGGAGGATGAGGCTTACTTCAAGGGCCTCGGTGATGAATACGGGATCCAGCTAACTCGGCCGCAGCGCTGGTGGTACGCCGCAAAGAAGGTCGAGCAGGGCGATGATATGTGGAAGGAATATCCTTCTACCCCTGATGAGGCATTTAAGGCGGCACGGGATGGCGCTTACTTCGCAAAGGAACTGCGCAATCTTCGCCAGCTCGGCAAGATCGGATCGTTTCCGTTTGTGCCTGGTATCGCAGTTAATACGATGTGGGATTTCGGCTTGGGTGACACCCAAACGATTTGGCTGCATCAAGAGGTCGCCGGCGAAAGCCGATTTGTCGGCTATTTTGAAGATAGCGGCATGGGATTGGGCCATTATTTCAACTGGCTTGAGAAATGGCGCGCGATGCGCAACGCCACATGGGGGCAGCATCTGGCGCCGCATGATGTGGACCACAGGCGCCAGACGGCGACTAGCGGTCAAGCTGAGACGATCAAGACGATTGCGGCCGGACTTGGTTACACGTTTGAGACTGTCGAGCGTAACCCCGACAAGATCAATTCTATCCAGGGCATCAGGACGAAATTGCCATCCTGCGCCTTTGACGAGGCTGGATGCTCTAAAGGTATCATTCACCTCGAAAACTATAGCCGGGAATGGGACGAAAAATTGGGCTCTTGGAGAAATCACCCGAGGCATGACGAGCACTGCCACGGCGCTGATGCATTCATGGTGTTCTCGGATGGATACAAGACGTTCGTTCCGTTCATCGCGGCTGTCGAGCCCGAACAGGATTGGGTTGTCTAATCCATGACCGAGAAGATGGACGACGACAAGCTGAAAGCCTTGTTGTCGCAGGAAATCAGTTCGGCCCTGACTTACGACGATACCGAACTATCGCAAAAGCGCGCAAAGGCCCTCGAATACTATCGCGGGATCATGACCGACACGCCAGCCATGCAGGGGCGCTCATCGGTCGTGTCGATGGATATCGCAGATACGATCGGCTGGATGCTGCCGGGCATCATTCGCGTATTCACGGCTTCCGATCGGATGGCGCTCTATGAGCCGCAGAACCCGAATGACGAGGAGTTCGCCAAGCAGGCGACCGATTATATCAATTACGTGTTCATGAGGGACAATCCCGGTTATCGCATCCTATGGAACGGGACTCATGACTCGCTCTTGATGGGCAACGGCATCATCAAGCACTGGTGGGATAAAAAAGAAGAGATCGAGGTTTCCGAGCATTCCGGCCTGACGGAAATGCAAATTGCCATCATGCAAATGGATCAGTTCGTTAAGCTGGTGGCGCAGAAGCCGGGCGAATCGCAGTGCATTTACCTGACCGATCCGGGAACAGGGCAGCAGGTCAAGCAGGAAATCCCGACCTTCGATGTGAAGGTCAAGAGGGTTGTCAGTTCCGGCAGGCTGAAGGTGGATTGCATCAACCCGGAGGACTTTCTACTCGACCGCGAGGCGACCTGTATCGAGGATGCAAGGTTTACGGCTCACCGGCAGGATGCGACGCGCTCCGATCTGATCGAGATGGGCTTCGACAAGGAACTGGTTGAAAACCTTCCTGTTGATCGCTTTTCCACCATTCGGCAGGAACGAATTGCCAGAGACGAAAACTCTACCACGTTCTTCAACAACGTGGGTGATGAATCGATGCTCCTGGTGGAGTTGTTTGAGTGCTATGTGAAGGCCGACGTTGATGGCGATGGTATCGCGGAGACTGTCCGCGCTTTCTATGCTGGCGCGGCTGGGACTGGTGAACTTCTCGACTGGGAAGTCTGGGACGATGACGTTCCCTTCTCGGATATCCCCTGCGAGCCTGTTCCGCACCGTTGGGATGCGCGATCGGTTGCTGACGACACGTCGGACATTCAGCGCGTCAAAACGGTTCTGACACGGCAGTTTCTCGATAACCTTTACTGGGTTAACAACCCGATGACGACCGCTGAGGAAAGCTCGATTTCAAATCCGGAAATGCTCCGCAATCCTCGATTTGGTGGCACGGTTTATTTCAAGAAGAGTGCAGTTCCGCCGGCTCCGTTGCCGATCCCGTTTATTGGTGACAAGGCGCTGCTCGGACTCCAGCACTTCGACAATGTAAGGGAAATGCGAACCGGCGTCTCCCGCTCCACCATGGCGCTGGACCCGGAAGCGTTGCAGAACCAGACCGCGACCGCAAGCCAGAACCAGAAGGATTCGGCCTATTCTCAGATTGAGCTGATCGCCCGCAACCAGGCTGAACTAGGCTGGCGCCGCGTGTTCCAGCAGATGCTCAAGCTGATCGTCAAGCATCAGGACCGGCCGCGCACGATCAGGCTGCGCGATACGTGGGTGGAGATGGACCCGCGCTCCTGGAATGCCAAGATGGACGTGACAATCAATGTCGGCCTTGGAACTGGCTCGCGCGACCGCGACATGGCGATGCTGAACCAGATTCTCAATGTCCAGATCGCAATGACTGATCGGCTGGGGCAGGCAGGGTTCTCCGATGAGGCGCTTGAAATGGTGCCAAAGATCAACATGACCGCGACCAAGCTTGCCGAAAGCGCCGGCATCAAAAACCCGGATCAGTTCTATCTCGATATCAAGCCCGAAATGCTTGAGAAAATGAAGGCTGAAGCCTCGCAGCGAACTGATCCGAAGATGGAAATCGAGAAGCTGAAGGCCAACACCCAGATGCAAATCCAAGCGTCTGAGGAAAAATCAAATCAGGCCCGCGCTCAGGCTGAAATCCAAAAGGCAATAGCCGAAGCGCAGATCAAGATCATCGAAGCAGAGGCCAAGCAGCGCGAAACCGCGATGAAAGAGCAGCTATCGGTCGCGCAAATCCAGAATGAGAGAATGCAGCTTCAGGTCGATCAATTGAAGGCCGAAGCGCAGAACCAGACCACGTTGGCGAAAGCCGCGCTGGATAATCTGGTCAAACTGGAAATCGCTCGCATCAACGCGAGCAAGGATACCGATACCAAGCCGGATGCTGTGGAAAGCAAACTTAGCCAGGATGCTGGGGTTTAAGAATGGCAACACTTTGGATCAAGGAACATTTCAAGAAGCCTCAGCTTGCGGGCGCTCCTGACATTTGGTCAGAACCGAGCGACGTTGAGCAGGCGGTCACGATCAGTGGCACGTCGGCGCAATCCGCGGCGTTCAACGCCCAGACCAAATTCATCACGATCACGTCTGACAGCGCATTTTGCTATCTTGTGGCCGCTAACCCGACGGCGGCAGCAACGAATTTCCGCATTGCGGCGGATGAGATCGTGACTTTTGGCGTCGAGCCAGCGCCGGGCTTGGCTCCCTATAAGATCGCCGCGGTTACGACGACATGATGATTTACCTAGCGGTCTATCTCTATGTGATGGGCGCAACCACGATGTGGTGGTTTGCCCGCGCAACGGGCAAGCCGATGTCAGCGAAGATTATCGCTACCATTAGCTGGCCCGTCTTGGTCCCCATAGTGGCATTTTGGGGATAGCCGTTTGAGCGACCACCTCGCCAAGGAAGCCGACCGGCTCCAGAACGACGATCTATTCAACAAGGCATTGGACGATATTCGGGCTGAGACGTTGAATGCGCTCGCTCTCGCCAATGCCGATGACAAGACAATGATCTTGCGGCATCAGCAAAAGGTCGCTGTGATCGATGAAAT